AATGCTCCACCTACTGAACCTGTAATCCAAGTTTTAAGTCTTCGATCATCAGCTTCAGAAGCACGGTAACGTACGTGAAGGAATGGTCGTCGAATATTAGTACCAAGGATTTGGTCATATACAGTAGAAGTACCAGCTGGAATAAGAACACCATCAATTGAGTCTTCACCTGTTCCGTCTGTTGCGAAGGACGAGTCGAATCCACGAGTTGAAGCGTCGTTTAAGTATTTCCAGTCAGTCTTATAGAAATCATAAGAACCTCTGCGGAAGCCAGTGAATCCAAGATTCAAAGCCATTTCTTCAGAGTTCTCAAATAGTCCATAAGCTGTACCTCCATTTCCACCAGCAGAAAGGCCTGCAAGCATATCGTCAAAAGCTAGATTAGTAGTACGATCCAAGAAAAGCATGTTTTCTTCAATAGCGCCTTGTCCGTCTAGGTTTTTAAGGATTTCATCAAAAGAATCTAAATCTGCTGGGAAAGCTGAATATACGTTTCCACGCTCAGTAATTGCAGAGAAAAGACCTTGTGTACCTTTAACATCTTGCGAGTTTGCAGAGATACCAGCTAGTGTGCCATCAGCTTTTTCAGCTTCAACCATAGTCATTTCTAAGTAATCTTGATAACGTAGTCTTGTTTCAGACTCAGCCTTTAGGTACCATAGATATCCAGAAGTTCCATCTTCAGTAGCAACTTCAACCCATCCAATCTGAGCAGTGTCAGAACCATTAATACCGTAGTGGTCTTTAATGATAATTGGTGAGTTATTAAATTGAGTAAACTCAGGATCTACTGAACCTTCCATTCCAGAAGTTCCTTTTCCAAATTCAGAACCAAATACAAATACTTTTAAAGCATCTGCAGATACGAGAGCAGCTGACCATGTTGCTGACCCAAATGGGTGAGCTTCAACGGTAGTCCCTGTAACAGCGCTTACAAAAGCTTTTTGCTCAGTGCCTGTGTCAGGATCAAGAACAACGATCAATGCATTCTTACGAATCGCATGATGTTTTCCAGCACCTCCAACGATACTAGATCCCCCAGCGGCGTTGTCTCCAACAGTTACAGTAGCGTCATCAGCGGCTGCAATTGTACATGCGTTATAAGAAATATGCAAGCGATTTTGCTCACTCCAAATGACTTGATCAGAAGTCATTGGCATCTCAGCGCCTACCATTTGAAGAAATCCAGAAAGCGTACGGTTTCCGTATCGCTCTACTTCAGCTTCATAAATTTCAGGTAGATATTGTTGAGAAAAGTCATTACCAGCACCACTTGTAAAATCAAGATAGTTTGAAGTGCCGGTTTGTTTTGCGGCCGTTGGGATCAACGAGCCATACAAAGGTGATAATGCCATTTTGTTTTAATTTTAAGTTTTAACGTTTTGTTTTAATTTTAAGTCTTGAAGAATCCGCACCACTAACAGATTTAACTTTTAATCCATTTATAAACACATTACCGCTTTGACTGCCACGAGGCTCATCGCTAATATTTTTTGATTTATTAGTGAGATTTCGTATTGCGTCAGCTTTTCCTTGCTCATAAAAATGATTTATAACTTTGTCAGGATTGTTAGCTACATATAAAGCTTTATGATAATCAGTCATGTTTGATATTCTACCCTCTTTATTTAAGAACTTCTTAATAAAGTTTCCCATATCAGACTGAAATTCAGCCACAGATGAACTATCTTTTACGCCGTACCTAAACTTTTTTTCACCTAAATTAAAATCAAAACCTTTGAATTCGTCGGTGAAATAGTTTTTTGTTCGACTTTGAAAGTCTTCTGTGCGTTCCTTTATAACTTGCTGCTCTTCATTATATCGATTGAAAAAGTCAACTGCATTTTGTTGTTCCTGAGTTACGCCGGGTCTCAACTTGATTTCGTCGTAATATTTATCTTTCAGTCCCTCTAAAAAACCTTTGGCTTTTGCAACTTCTTCTTTATACGCAATTTTTTTCTTACGTATATCTTTTTCATCATCTATTTCTTCGTCCCACGTAAAATCTTCTAAAAGAATACCCACGTCTTCAGAATCTAGATGAGGTTTGCTTTGGAGGTAATATTCCCGCAAAAGTGTATTGTTATCTATATTAGAATAATCCGCATTTAATCTTACGTAATCTTCTAACGTTCCACCAGTCTCACTCATAAAGTCTACAACCTTTTGAATGTTTTCTGGTAATGGTTCTGCAGTATCTTGTGATTGCTGCACTGCATCCTCAACTTGCTCTTGCAAGGTTTCAGTTTGCTCTTGAACCTCTTCTTCTGTTACTTCTTGTATTACAGGTGCATCTTCTACCGTTTCTTCGGACTGCCGTATTTCTTCAACCACTTCTTCGCTACTTTGCGAGTTTCTGGATTCTTCGACAGGAGCATTGCTCTCATCTGCTGTACTGACTTGAACGGCATCTTCTTGTTCTGTTTTTTCGGTAAGATCTACCTTAATGGTATCACCTGTTTCTTGTGTTTCTTCCGGCTTTTGAGACAAATCTACTTTAATAGTTTTAGGTGTCTCAGAAAGCTTTTTCATTTTTCGAGGTTTAACTTTGAATTCACCCTCTTGCTTGACTGTTTCTGCCATGATAAAATATTATAAAATTAATAAAAATTACTTAGGATCAAACTGGCCTAAGTCAAAACCACCTAATACGTCAAACCCAGCGGATTCAAAGTTTTTTGGCAGTGTGTCGTTTTTGCGCTGATTAATTAATTCTGATTGTTGCGTTGCTTGTATTTTAGTGCGCTCATCTTTCCTGTCTTCTTTGTAAGCGTCTTTTGTGTTAATTACAGCCGCCTGAGCTTCTGCTAATTGTTTATTGAATTGAAACTCTAAAGTCATTAATTCCTTTTTAATTTGAGCTTCTTTTTCTAATTTTTGTATTTCAAATTGAGATTTACCTTGCTCAATCTGTAATTTTGTTTGAGCTAAAGCTTCCTGTTTTTGAAGCTCAGCTAGTGCTGCTGCCTCAGAAGCCTGAGCATTAGCCTGAGCCTGCGCTTGAATGTTTGCTTGCTGAGCGGCTTGATCGGCCTGCTGCTTTTTGCGCTTTCTTACTTTTAGCAATTCATTTGCTAATTTTAAGTTACGCAGCTCTCTTATATCAATTACATCCTCTAACCCAATTTGCCCCGACTGTACGGCCATTTGAATATTTTGCTCAAGCTGTTGTTTTTCTTCTTCGTCGGGTTCAAGTTCTAGGTATATACCAAAATCATGCATACCATTTTTTTGGATTTCTTTTAGAGTTCCTACGTTGTAGCTGCTAATACTATTTTTAAGTGTTTCTTCTGTTAAAGGAAATTCTAAAGCATCTCCTATTCTTAAAGATATGTTTTCAGCAAGACGTAATGATATGTATAATGCAGACTGTAATATATGCCGTGTTGCTGTATTACTATTTGCTGCAGCTAATTTTTGTAACCCTACTAATGCATTTTTATCAGGAGTACTTCCGTCTCTTGCCTCGTTTAATCCTGTTACATCACGTATCATTTGTAAATAATATTGATACGTATTAATAAGGGAAGCAATTTTACCTTGCCCTGATGAAGTCTGCAATTCCTGAATAGGTACTTTGCCTGGGTTCATATCGCCTTCCTGAGTGAACGATCGTCCTACGATACTACCTGTTTGGAAGTACATGCTTAACGCCTCTGCAGGATTATAATTAGTGCCATTGCCTAAGTCAACTTCAGCTAATCCATCAACATCTACATAAACGCCATCTGGCACCATACGAGACATTACCTGCTGCAGCTTTAAATGTGTAAGCTGAATCATATCTGCAAACCCTGTTACGCGACTCACTAACGATTCAATTTTACCTTTATACATCCTAGGCGCTACCATGGTATAATTCATATTAACTTTAGGGGAATCAGCAAATGGTCTAGTCATATGTTCAGACATTTGCCAAGATAACATTTTATTATTACCCAATACTTTTGCGCCGGTATACAACACCTCTATTACTCTTTCTACTCTATCAAAATTATCGCTTAGTGGTGGATTAAATATATCCGGTTTTTCTAAAGCTTTTTCTAGACCTTGGTCTGTTTTCTTTATTTTAAAAACTTGAGTTTCATATGTTTTATATTCAAAATACAAAACACTTATAGTGTTACCGTCATTTTGCCCATAATAGTTTCGAGCATAATCAGAATTGCCAGGTTGCTTTTGTATTTCTTCAAGATCTTGAGGCGCTAAATAAGGAAACTCTTTTGCTAGCTCGCTTAAAAGAACTTGTTTTACTTCGCCTACATAATATAAATCATCAAAATTAGGGTCTTCTGTGTATGAATAAACTAAATTAGCAGGGTCTACATATTTTACTTTAATACCCTCGCTTTTATTAAAAGACGTTTTAGCCGCCCCAATACCGCAAACAACTAGATCAGATAATATTCTTTTTCTAACTTCTTCGTATTTATTTTTAGAAAATACATTATCTAAAAGTTCTTCCTCAGCTATTTCAATTGATTGTTTGTAATTTAGCTGCATATGTAAATCCAGCTCTTCTTTACTTTCTGGTAAATTTTCAGGTTGTGTAGTAGAGTATAAATTTAAGCCTAATTGTGAATTAGCTTTATCTATAAATTCTCTTGCCTGTATATCTCTTAAAATACCTTCTGCATATAAAGTTCTTTTTCTATTAGAATCAGGATCTTGCGCAAATGCTTTTAAAGCGTAATTTCTTTGCGACATTCCATTAATAACAATGTCAACAAACTTAGGTATAACAGGAACAGGTTTCCAATCTAAATTAAGATAAGACAAATCACCATTAATAGATAATTCATCTTTATATTTCTGTATTGACTGCTCGCCTCTAGCGTATAGCCTTCTTCTATGATACTCTTGAAAATTAGAAGTAAATCGATCACCTCCACGGTTATTTCTAAACCACTCGTTTTCAATAGCTCTCGCTACCTGCAAACCATAATCCAATGACTGCTTTTCCTCATTAGGTACCACCTGATCGGGAAACGAGCTGTTGTAATTAGTATTAACCATTTATTATATTATTTTTGAACTATATCCTTTATTGTTATACTTTTTAAACCCTAGTGGCACTGAAGTTATAACTCTTTCCGCCGACGGTCTATATCTGTTTTTATTGCAAGCCATAATAGCTAAGCCAGAACTAATTGTTGCATCAAACTTTGTTCTGTTATTTATATTAAATCCAGCCCAGTCTTCTAATGTTTTTTGAAAGTACATATCTCCGTATATACCTTCTGTAACTTGACCTACATAATTTTCTATATAACTTTCAATTGCAGCAGCGTGTGCCTGCTTAATATCTTCAGACGAGTTTGGTATACCGCCTATATCTTTTTCTGTAACAGAAAGCTTATTCCAAAGCTTATCTGGTCGGTTCATTGAAAAACCTCTATAACCTCTTCGCTTTAAATAATATAATAATCGAGGTTTATTGTTTTCACACAATAGTGGCATACCGTAAAACACTAATGCCATAAGCACATCTTCAAAAAATATTTCAGCTGTCTGAGGCCTGGCAATATATTCTAAAAAAAACATATTGGGAGGGGCATCTTCCATGCTAAACTTTGTTAGTCCATGCAAAGATCCCTTAGAACCTCTTTTGTCAACTGTGCCTGATATATCATATGAGTCACACCCAAACGCACCAACGTGCTCATTACCTGGGTATTTGATGCCATTCTTTACTATTACACGGTTTTGCAAGTTTTTAGGCGGCACCCAAGATATCTTAAACCTTCCATTTTTATTTGGTGCAAATATTACATTGCTGTCTTGTTCTCCACCTTCCCATTGAAAATTGCCTTGTGTAACCTGCATGCCATTTTGAACCTCCTCGTTATAATCTATCTGTTCGTAGATCTTAGTCAGATTGAATAAAGACTCTTTTGCTTCATCTC